TATTACAAACTCTAGCGTAGTAAAATAAATTGTTAAACATAGAAGGGTAGGTAAGCCTGACAGCCTACCTGCCCTTTTTTAATACCAAATAATATGAGCTGTGATTTATCACTTGGAAGAGAAAGACCTTGTAAGGACTCCGTAGGAGGACTGAAGGCAGTTTACTTTATCAATTATGGCGTTATTGATGCTTCTTTTGACAGCACTGATACTGATATGATTGATGGTTTAGGTAGTGGAGTTTCTGCATACCGATATGACCTAAAAGGAAACTCTAACCTTGAGCAAACAATTACTTCCTCTACAGATACAGGAGGAACATTTTTTGAGCAAGCACTTACATTGGTTTTACCAAAACTAACAATTAAGGACCACAAGGAAATTAAATTGTTGACATTTGGTAGACCACACATCATTGTAAAAGACAATAACGATAATTATTTTATGGTTGGTCTTGAGCACGGTGCTGACGTAACAGGCGGAACTATTAGTTCTGGAGCTGCTATGGGAGACTTAAGTGGATACAACTTGACGTTAACGGGAACTGAGAGAGCTCCTGCTAACTTCATTGATGTTACTGCAGAAACAGATAGTCAGCTAACTTTAGGTGACACAACTACAGTTACAGTAATACCTGGAACTGTTGCTGACGTAGACGTTGATGACGACCAACAAGGAATACCAGTAGGTAATAACTAGTAGAGTACCTTCTTAAACGCAATAAGCCTCACTTAACAGTGGGGCTTTTTTGTAAACAAATAACACACCTTTGAGTTATATATATATGAATGTATTAGCTCCTGTTCAGACAAGCCAACAATTAAAGATAGTACCTAGAGGTTACAGACCTTCAGGGACAGATTATAAGGTTACGCTTACTGAAGATGGCACAGGTAAAACAGAAACACTTACAAATGTAAGTGCAGTACAAGACGGTAATTATATGGTGTTTACTGTAACATTTACCATACTTACAAACAACTCTGTTTACTATATGGAAGTAGAGAGAGATAATAAAGTGAAGTTCAGAGGTAAGATATACTGTACAGACAGGTCTACTAAAAATAAAAAAGTGTCTCTTAATGAAAACAAATACACAGAACACACTGCTGCTCCAACAGGACAGAAATATATAACAGTTTAATATGGCTAGAAAGAAAAAATCAGAAGGAGCAATCAGGGTAGTAAATCTACAGGGTTACACCATTCCTGAAATAAAGGAAGATTACCGCAATGATTGGGTAACATACGGAGAAGATAATAACTACTTCGGAGACCTAATAGACAACTATCTTAGCAGTCCAACTAACTCCTGTTGTATCAACGGTATCGTAGATATGATTTACGGTAGAGGCTTAAGCGCAACAGACAGCGAAGAGAAGCCTGAGATGTTTGCTAGATTCAAAATGATATTAAAGGACGAAGAGGTAAAAAAGTTAGTTAATGATTACAAGTTACTTGGTCAAGCTGCTGTTCAGGTTGTATACAATAAAAGTAAAACTAGAATTACTTCTCTTACGCATTTCCCTATGGAAACGCTAAGAGCAGAAAAAGCAGACGAAGGTAAGATTAAAGCATATTACTACCATCCTAAGTGGTCTGATTATAAGCCTACAGATAGTCCTAAGCGTATACCAACATTTGGTAATGGTAAGCCTAGTGAACTTAGAGAGATTTATATTATTCGTCCTTACAGACCAGGGTTTTATTACTATGCGCCTGTGGATTATCACGGATGTTTACAGTACTGCTCTCTTGAAGAGGAGGTATCTAACTACCATATAAACAATATTCTTAATGGGCTTCAGCCATCACTTCTAATCAACTTCAATAACGGAGTTCCTGACGAAGAGGCACAACAGCTTATAGAAAACAAGATACAAGACAAGTTCGGAGGAACGTCTAACTCAGGTAAGTTTATACTAGCGTTTAACGAAGACCCTGAACGTGCAGCAGACATAGAGCCAATCCATTTACCAGATGCTCACGCACAATACCAATTCCTGTCTGATGAGGCTCGTGAGAAGATTATGCTTGGACACAGAGTCGTTTCTCCGATACTGCTTGGAATAAAAGATAATACAGGCTTTGGGAACAACGCAGAAGAGCTTAGAACGGCTTCTGTACTTATGGATAACATTGTTATTAGACCGTTCCAAGAAAAGATAATAGAGTGCCTTAAAACGATTTTGGCATTTAATGAGATTGACCTTAACCTATACTTCGTTACACTACAGCCTATTGAGTTTACTCAGCTAGACAATATCGAGACTAAGATTAAGCGTGAAGAAGAAACAGGAGAGAAACTATCTGCTATAGATAGAGTAAAGTCACTATTTAAAAAGAAAGAAGATGAAGGCACTGTTCATAACGACTGATGACTTAAGACGTAAGTCGATTGTAGGTGGGGTTGTAGATGCTGATAAATTTATTCAGTTTATCGAGGTCAGCCAAGATATCCATATACAGAATTATCTGGGTACTGTACTTTACGACAAGGTGCAACAGTTAATTGTAGATAACGAGATAGACCTCCCTGCGAATGCAGCCTACAAAACACTCCTGAACGACTATTTAACACCTATGCTTATTTGGTTTGCTCAGTCAGACTATTATATGTTTGCTTCCTACCAAGTTAGCAATGGAGGTGTATATAAGCATCGTAGCGAGTCCTCAGAGACTCTCTCGATGCAAGAGGTGCAATATCTAGTAGAGAACTCACGCAATAAGGCAGAGTTCTACACAAGAAGGTTTTTAGATTATATGACGTTTAATAACGATTTGTATCCTGAATACAATGCTGCAAACAATGAGGGTATGTATCCAGACAAGTCAGATAATTTCAACAGTTGGGTTTTATGAGATATCAACCAAAGAAGGAAAACATAAACAAACTAAAACAGTTTTTAAGTAGATGCCAATACCAAGACCAACACCAGGAGAGAAACAAAAAGACTTCATCGAGAGATGTGTTGTCCAAATTGGCAAAGAATACAAAACAGAACAAGCATTAGCAATCTGTTATAAAGAATATAGAGAAAACAAATAGAGATGCCAAACGAAATATATCACAGAAGCGAGTGGGGAAACCCTAAACCTTTAGGTTGGGGTAACATTTATTTTGATGCTGATGCAACAAACGAACTGTATAAGCGTTCTGATAATTACGAAAACTCTGATGGCACAGACGAGATATTAAGGGATATATCTAACAAGGCAAGTATTGTCTTAACTCCTACTGCTTACGATAATGGTTCTATAAATTCTCCTGTACCTACTGATGGCGATGGCGACTTTGACTTTACGAGAGCGTCTATTGCTACAAGAGTAAACGAGAAAGGACTTATAGAAGAAGTTGCAAGTGGTATTCCAAGAATAGATTACACAAGTGGTTTTGGAAGTTGGTTATTAGAGCCACAGAGTACTAATTTATTTTTAAATTCAGCTAATTTATCTACACAAGACGTTACTACAACTGCAACAAGTTTTAGTGTTTCTTTTTACGGAACAGGAACAATTACATTTAGTGGCACACATACAGGCACACTAACTGGTGCGGGTGTTAATGAGAGAGTAAGCGTAACTTTTACACCAACAAGCGGAACTTTAACCTGTACTGTTAGCGGTTCTGTTACAAATGCTCAAATTGAAAATTTATCTTATAGCACTTCGTACATACCAACAGAGGGTTCAACCGTAACACGCTCGGCTGATGTAGCAAACAATAGCGGTAATGCTGACTTGTTTAATAATAGTGAAGGGGTTTTGTATGCCGAAATTGCTGCACTTGCTGATGACTTAACGAACAGAGTTATTTCAATAAGTGATAGCTCAAATGATAATGCAGTTACGCTTCGTTTTAAAAACAATACAAACCAATTAAATTTTCAGGTAAGGGCAAATGATGTAGCTGAAATATTTAGGAATATTACAGTAAGAGACATTACTGAATTTACCAAAGTTGCTTTTAAATACAAATCAGGCGAAAGTTCTGTTTTTGTAAATGGAACTGAAGTTATTACAATGGGTCAAACCTTTACATTTAGTAATACGTTAAACCAACTTCGTTTTGAAAGCGCATCAACTGCAGACGACTTTTACGGTAAAACAAAAGAACTTGCAGTATTTAAAGAAGCATTAACAGATGCAGAGTTAGAAAGTTTAACAAGTTGGGTCAGCTTTACACAAATGGCTACTGATTTAGAATACACTTTAGAATGATATACGACAAAGCATCTTTAGCGCAAATACCAAGTGGAGTAGGAGTAAATACACTATTTTCTGTTGTGCCTAATACAAGCACAGGGGACTTTGCCTATACAGGTGCTACTAATGGTACACGAGTAAACAAAGATGGTCTTATAGAAACCATACCTGCTAACGTACCAAGACTTAACTATAACTTTATAAACGGAGTAGTACAACCTGACCCACATTTACTTTTAGAGCCGACAAGGACTAACAGAATAACAGATACAGAGGGGTGGAGTAATTTTGCCGACCCTGAAGCAACAAAAACTGACGTTACAAATGTTATAGCACCTGACGGAGGTATATCGGGAATAAAAAAACTTACAGCAACAAGCACCAATCAACCAAGAATTGAATGGGCGCAAATATCGATACCTTCAACTACAACTACTTATGTTTGGAGTGTATTTGTCAAAAAAGATACTGCACGTTATGTAGGATTATCGCATTTTTCTGACACTACACAAAATGTAATTTTTGATTTAGATACAGGTTCAATAGAAGATGAAACAGGAACAGACGTACCTGCTAAAATAGAATACTATGGTAACGGGTGGTACAGAATATCCAAAGGTGCTACTATTTTGAATACAGCAACTTTTAATATTTTTAAGTTTCACTTGTGTACAAAAGATGCTATTAATACAGGGGTAAACGGGGAAAGTGCGCTTATATGGGGTTTTCAAATAGAAATTGGCAATTATGTAAGCAGTTTTATACCTACCACAACAGTAGGTGCTATTACAACACGAGCAGTAGATAATGCTCAAATAGCAAGTGGTGCAGAAGACATAATAGGCAGTCAAAACGAAGGTACGTTGTTTATAGATTTAGAAATACCATACGATACTACTTCTTCTGATTATTTTCAGTTTTCAATATCTGACCCAGATGCAGAAGAAATACTTGATAATAGAGTATTCATAAACTTTATAAGTGGTGAAGCACAATTTCAAGTGTTTTCGGGAGGTTCAGGTGTTGGTTTTTGCAACACACCTACACCAAAAAACATAAGGTTAAAAATTGCAGGAAGCTACGAAACTGACAACTTTGTATTGTTTAAAGATGGGTTACTTGCAGATGATATTGATACAGGTGGAACAGTTAATTTTACTACACAAATGGAAAGTATAAGGTATGCTGACCAAGGAAACGGTTTAAAGTTTCAAGCTAAAGTATACCAAACAATGTTTTTCAAAGAAGCATTAACGCAAGACGAATTAGAAACACTAACGAGTTATAAGAGTTTTAACGAAATGGCTACACAACAATTATATATTATAGAATAATGGCAAATACATTTAATTTAGGAAATGGCAGTTGGGCGCAAAAGACAGAGAAACTACTTGCGTTTAATTCCGAAAACGACAACTACAAACCCTTACCTTTTGACTTTGACAGAGCATCAAGCGCAACAAGGGTAAACAAGCAAGGTTTAATCGAAACGGTAGGCACAGACAAGCCAAGAATTGACTTTCTAAACAACACTAAAGGGCATTTGCTACTTGAACCTTTTAGAAGAAATATAGCAGATTACAGCGAAGATGGTACTGAATGGAATGCAACTAACGTTACTGTTTCTTTAGACAGCTCTATTAACAAACCTGATGGAATTGCAGGTGCATATAAAGTAACAGACAATACAACAAACGGACAACACAGGGTGGATGTTCGCCCAACTGTCGTTAATGGAACGCAATATGCTTTCTCTGCTTTTGTAAAACAAGTTGAAAATTCTGACGTAGATTTTATGTATTTACTTTTTACATCGAAATTTACAACAACAAGGGTTCGTTTTAATTTATCAAACGGTACTGCAACTGGTTCTGATGGTACTATTGAAAATTACGGTAACGGTTGGTATAGAGTATCTGCAACTGCAACTGCTAATGCTGATGGAGTAGGTGTATTTGGTGTTAATTTAATGGATGCCGATTCAGGTTCAACATACGCAGGTACAGGTAATGGTGCAATGTACGTTTTCGGTATGCAAGTTGAAGATTCAGGAAGCGGTGGCGATGCAGAATACGCTACTTCGTATATACCAACACAAGGAAGTGCTGTAACAAGGAGTGGGGAAACTTTAGTGCAAGATAATATGCTTACAAGTTTGTTTAATAGACAAGGAATGGCTTTTTATTTAGAAGTAGAATCACTTGCGAATGATAGTGCAACCAAGTCAATTACTATAAACGATGGGAGTGGTACAGATAGGTTTGTATTACAGTTAACTGGTAATCAAATATCTACGTTTACAATTTCCTCTCTCGGCTCAACAGGTTTTAGTATTGCAGCACCAAATACAGATACTACTCAAACTAATAAAGTTGCAGCTTCTTTTAATGCGTCAAATGGTTATTTATATATAAACGGAACACAAATAGATGTTGATACAATTAG